TAAATGTCGACAAGTTGCTCATTTAGGCTACTGCATTGTCGACATAGCGACTCAGCAGGGCTAACACCAGATCTACAGCCGCTTCGTCCCGAACCTATGTGCATATATGGCTTATATGCATATATATGGCTTATATGCATATGTATGGCTTATAGGCATATATATGGCTGTTCTCACCTGATGGGAGACTAATGAGCAGAGATCGTAAGAGGTTATAGACTCTTATCTACGCACCCCTTTAAGATGCTATAAACACTTTAATTAGGCGTTTACTTTAACCTTGCTCCTCTCTCTCTCTTATAGGTTTCTTATGTATAAAACAAGGAAGGTAATCTATTAAGCGCCTTTTCCCGGACGTGATGCAGGTCACAGCATTGCCTGTTAGCGCTAAGGGCTTTGTAATAGAAAATATGAAATGTAGAGATTGCTATTGCGCTCTACATACCACTATGATCACTATCGAAAGGCAAATTATGTATAAGGTAACTTCAGCAAATGACGGATTTGCTCCATCTTGGAGCAAAGAATTTGAAAGCGAATACGAAGCGTGGAAATCTTTTTTTAGTTTCATTGACTGGGGTTTTTCTGACGAATACCGCACAGTTAATTTATCAACACCAACTGGCAAAATGTATACAAAAACTTTTTATCGTAATGGAGAGGTCGTGATAGTTAAATGATGACTCGTGAAGAAGTATTAGAACAGGCAAGCGAAAGCGTTGCCCTATTCCGCAAAGCATGCGCTTTAATGACTGAAACTTACAACCAATGCAATACCGAGGACGACGAACTACTAAATGAGGTGTTCAACCGTGCAAATGTGCACGACACCCTGAACCTTTCATTCGACGAAATGTTATACGGGCTAGGCGCTTGGCAAGATGAGTTAGAACTAGAAAAATTGGCTAACCATGGCTAAACAATACTTATGAATGCGCTTAAACCAATTGCCGATCTTTGGGAGTGGCAATCAAGAGGTGCGTGTGTAGGCGCTGATCCTGAATTGTTCTATCTTGAAGAAGGAATGCGTCTAGGAACAAAAACAAAACATGAGCAACAAGCAAAGGCTATGTGTAAAGGCTGTCCAGTAATTAACGATTGTCTAAAACACGCACTAAATGTTCCTGAAACATACGGTGTGTGGGGCGGACTTAGCGCTGATGAACGCGAACAAGTACTCAAACTTAAGAGGAGATAAGAATGGACTTTGAAACAGTTATTGAGATTAAGTCTAAACCCGAGGTGTATTCAAAAATTTCGAAGAAAGAAGCACTACTAAAAGCTTTACAAGAAGAAGGACGCTTACATATTATCTATGTGGGGGAGGTGGATGCGTGATTTCAACCCAAGATGCAATTATGATCCATATGCTTAAAACAGGTGCGTTTGAAGATACAACGCTAACTGTTAAAGGTTTAGTTGGAGCAAACCTAATTGCGGCAAGATGCGCTCTTCAAGAGTTACCTAAACCATTAACACAAGAAGATATAGATAGTGTTATTGCGTTTATTACGGAAGCGGAAACCACGCTTGAATACTTAAAGGATGTGGACGAATGAAAGCCGTATCATTATTTGCTGGTGTAGGTGGATTTGATTTAGCGTTGGAGACTGCTGGTGTACCAGTGGTTGCTTCATGTGAAATCGATAAACACGCACGAGCGGTGCTCGCAAAACAATTTCCAAACTCAACGCTAATTAACGATGTAAAGGATGTAACAGGTGATCAACTTAGAGAACTCGGATTCAATGGTAGTGAAGGAATTATTGTCGGAGGCTTCCCATGCCAAGACCTTAGCGTTGCAGGAAAACGCGCAGGGCTCGCTGGATCTCGCTCTGGACTCTTCTGGGAAATCTGTCGTATCCTCGACGAAACCAAAGCGAAGTGGTTCGTCCTTGAAAACGTCCCCGGTTTATTGTCATCTAACGACGGAAGAGATATGGGAACCGTCATCCAAGCGTTGGCTGAGCGCGGGTATGGGATCGCATACAGGGTTCTTGACGCTCAGTACTTTGGAGTCGCCCAAAGAAGGCGTCGTGTCTTCATTGTTGGATGTCTTGGAGACGACGGGAGCGCACCTTCAGAAGTACTTGCTCTCATCGAGGGCATGCGAGGGCATATTAAGGCGGGCGACAAAAAGAGGAAAGTCATTGCCAGTGCTACTCCACTTAGCACTAGAGCGGGGAATGGAAGAGAAGTAGCAAACACTATTCCTGCGGAAATTTATCATAAGTCATCAGTAGTTAACCAAGATGTGGACAGTGGTCACCTTGTGGTTCAGTAAGAGTAGGAGAGCTCAGACAGTGGATGATTTTGAGACATGGGTAGATGGTGAAGTTACGCCAACCCTTAATGCATTTGATAATAACGGTGACACTCGTGCCACAGTATTAATCTTTTACGGAAATCGAGTAGATGATATTCGTATTCAAGGAGGGGTGATTAACACTTTGCAAACACGGATGGGAACTGGTGGTAACAATATGCCTATGCTAGCGTATCCAATACAAGGAACGGTAATAGGGCGTAGTGACACGGCTGGACCACAAGGAAAGGGTTACGGAAATCCCGAAGATCCTATGTTTACTATCGATACTGTTGGGGGTCACGGCGTGGCACACATTGGAAACTTTGAGTTGTACGATTTTCCTAAAGAAGAAATAGCACCAACGCTTAACGCAAAGCGTGCTAAGGACACGCTGGCGTATGAAGATGCCGTTGTTCGTCGCCTTACTCCGCTAGAATGCGAGCGCTTACAAGGATTTCCTGATGGTTGGACGGATAGTCAATCGGACTCTCAACGTTACAAGCAGATGGGAAACGCTGTTGCTGTACCAGTAGTTCAATGGATCATTAATCGTATAGTGGAGGTAAACAATGCAGGACTTGATGCAGAGTCTAAAGGATAAATGTATTGAATTGCACAACGCTGAAGGTATAGAAGCCGTAGATCATTACTTGGATACTCACCATCGGCTCATACCTTGGGAGATGTGTTATGACTGTGACAAAGTTACCCCAAGGGATCCTTTTAGTTTAAAGTGTTTTTTTACAAAGGAAATTCATGAGCAAAAATAATTACGAGTTTTATAATAAACACGGTGAGCGTATCTCCATGTCTAAATGGTGTGAGGAATCCAGTAACCCTCATGCTTTTAGAAAAGAAACAACAGTAAACGGAATCCGTGTCTTAACTAAATGGGCTGGGGTGGATATGCCTGAGTATTTGTGGCTGTCTGCTCGTCAGTTCAATATGAAAGACTGGAAGCCTAGTTCAGTGCCTAAGATTTTTGTTTCTTACGCATGGAACGAGGACAGCGAGATTGTAAAGTCTTGCCGTTATGCAAAGATTGAGTTGGCGTACGCAGGTCACGCAAACTTGGTGCACGAAATGGAACTAAACGACTACGGGGTGTACCATATTCCCGTAACCCAATTGGAGGAAGTAAATGGCTAAAAAAGTAGATGTAAAATTTACTGTAAGTATTGTTAAGAACACTGAAAAAGGTGGAGCATGGTTAGGTCGAGCGCAGATTGCGCGACCAGATCAAGACGTGCTCGTTATGGATGACATTGATGCGTTCTCTAACGCTTCAGCTGCAAAACGATGGGCTAAAACCCTTGTTGCTACATACACGCCACGCAAATCCGTAAAATTTGTAGAAGGAACTGAGCGCGATGAAAAAGATAAGCCAGTTAGTTTTACTGGTAAACTTATTTATAAAGCAGACGCATTTAAATAAAAAATAACCCCCAGCATTAATAACTGATTGTGATCAGTAATGCTGAGGGCTTTTTTATGTTTTTTTATAGTTCAATTAACATTTCGTACAGGCTTTCACGGGTGTCAGGCGCTTCTTTACAAGTGCACCCACCACACCCGCAGGTGTTATCAAGTTGTAGATCAGGGTTCTCTTTCATTGGTTCTCCTTAATTAGTCTAACTTCACATGCATCAGTTGTGCAGTACGCCTCACCAATTGCATCGGCAGCCATACCTGCATACACTCCAGCAAAATCAATCGGCATCAGTTTCATAGTCGCGTCTTCATATTTTTTCGCAGTAATTTGAGTGTAAGGCATCTGCGGATAAGTCTCGTTCCCCATCGGTAAGAAGGAAACGGTTTTGAGTTGTCCGTCAAACATATGTAGGACTGTTCCTACAGCATCCTTTTCAGTCTCTACGTCAAAGGATACTGTTACGGATACTGAGTTGTCTGACCAATGTCGTTGAGCTGTGGCAGCCAATGATGCCTTCTCATAAATTGATACGTCCTTTTCAGAGCGCTTAGCAACAGACTTGATAGGAAAGAACACAACAGATGTTGTTTTAGGCGACTCGCTTGCTTTTTCAACACGGTAGTTAGCCAGTTTAAATAGTGGAAGCATAGGGTCATCATTACTAAAACGAATGGCGCGGTCGAAATACTTTCCACCGGGCGTCCAGTGAACTCCTGGGCTTTCACCGGCTAGGATTGACACAGTTCCCGAAGGTTTAACTGTTGTCATCTTGATTGACTCACGAATACCAAGCCACTCTGAGTAGATACGATCGTAATTCTTAACTGTTTCGTATCCGTTGTCCATCCAGTTGCGCAAAACTGGTAAGCCATTGATATCTGCAAAGTTAGCTACGCCTGACATTGATGTTCCAATGCGACGGTTGCGCTGCATTATTGCGTTTGTCTCTTCCCAGTGTGTTGGGAGTAGCGTTACAGTCTTAGCGTAAAGATAGGCAAACTTAAGTGTGCGCTTGTAATCTTCAATTGAATCGTGACGGTTTAAGTAAGTTTCAACCAAAGTACACATTTCAAATGATTCCAGTGATTGCTCTGCGCATGGGTTGTACCCAGTTACACGCCAGTCTTTATCGTTAGGTGGATCAATTAAACGACCATATTTACGGCTTACATCCATCCACACAACACCGGGCTCGCCGTTGTTAGCGATGCCTTCAACAATTCTTGATAGATCAGCGCCTACAGTTGCTTCAATAGAGTTGTTTGACATCCAAGCCCAACCTGGGCTAGCTGGGTCATATGAGTTGCGCTCTGGAAACACAGCAGCGTTCTTTAAGTTTAGGAAATCCTTGTCATCAATGCGACCAATCAACAACTCTGCGGAACGGCGAACGTTACCTGAAACTACGCACACGCCAATCATGTTGCCAATGTCTGCAATGTCACGACGAGTTAACGTCTGACCTGCGCGACCCTTAAACAATGAGTGAATGTGGTTATGTAATTTTAAGAGTGGTTTGTGTCCTGCGGCTGTTCCTCCGAAGGTTTTGATTGGGGTTCCAAGTGGACGGATCTGGCCGTAATCAAAGCCTGCAATCTTCTGATCTGGTCGGAGGTAAGAATTGATGACTGCTGTGACAGACTCAACCCAGCCTTCTCTAGTGTCTGGAATGACGGTAAGGGTTTCTGGTTCTTTTGGCTCATAGATTGTAAATTCCTTGTCTGCTCCCTTGTCATCGAAGCCAACGCCCACGCCAAGCATGGAGGCTTCCATTAAGAATGCGAATGGTTTTGCTGGATCGTTCTTGGTCATTGATAGTGTGCTAACAAAAGCACAATTTTGTAGTGCGGCAGAGTTCTTCTGCTCATTAACGATTGGGGTTCCCATAACCCATAGTCCGCGACCGGGCGGTGTCCACTTTAGATTAAACAAACGGTCAAAGCCTTCTTTAGCTGAGGCTTGGGCTCGCGAGTCATTCCATGGCAATCGGTTAGTTTTGCAATGATCTTTTTGTAGCGAGTACATCCCGTTAATTACACGTTCGCAAACATCTACCCAAGTCTCCTTAGTACCGTCCTCTTTTAACCGGGAGTAAGTGCGAAGAAAAGTGATCTCTCCTACCGAGTTTCCCGCAGCGTCTGTATAACCCCAAGGAACTTTCTTATCCTTGTAACCAGCTACAAATTCATCTGCTAAACGAAAACTCAAATTCATTATTAATCCTCTTTCGATTGGTTGGAAACGTAATTTTACTAAACCGCACCCTACATTTCACAGAGTGTTAAAGCAATTTTTATGCTTGTAAAGCGTCTGTACAGATTCGCGCATTAAACACGAACATATACGATATGTCTAACCCTCTATTGCGTCTTTAATAATCTGTGTAGTGGTGTCTTCATCAAGCCCTCCATTAGGTATTTCTTTCAAAATATTAGCCTTCTCTCCAAAGATTTGGGACAGTACTCCGGCTGATCCTTGGCGTTCAACGGTCATTCTAATGAACTCTCTTGAGTCATCCAATTCCTTGGTAGTTTTAATCAATTTAAACAACCGATCAATCTCTTGGCTGACATTTGGGTCAGCGTATCCGCCGTTCAGTTCTTCCGCAAATCGCATAAAAGCAACTCTTTGACCCTGCATTTCAATGATTGCGTTAATTAAACTCTTAAGTTGATCTTTAGTCTTTACCTCTACTGGTAATTTAAATGCGCACACTGATTGTGGTTTAAAAGCGGGACAATTTGACGCAACAAAACACGTATCGCATTGTCTTAAACTGGTGTCTCGTGACTGTACTACGGGCACATCTTTAAGTACATCGTTACCTGCGTCATCCTTCTCAATAACAGTCTTAACATCGAATCCAAAGACGGGTAAATTGCCCATATCCCGCGGATCTCGCGGTTGAAGTTTCCGCATCTCAACCCCCAACCTATCCGATATTGCGGGGTTAGTTTCCGCGTAATCGTCACCAGCTGGATCCTCGAAACTATCGTATATGTTCGAGTTATTTCCCACAGTCAACCTCATCTCTAATTGGTCAAATGACCATACTGCTAATTTGCAAAGTTCTTGCGCATCATCTGAAACGATCTTGTCAAAATCTAAACCAGCCTTTTCGTACACAGCCTTGTGGCGTGGGCGGGCTTGCTCTTTCATGCTCTTGGGGTATCGGACAAGCCGTGTACCGTCCCAAACTATCGTCTCACCCCTAGTCATAGGTGATAGCCAAGACAACGTTGAAGCGGTCTCTACAGACACCTGACGCAGGTTGTCTGGTCGGGCTGTACCCAAAGCATGGAATCGGGTTCCTTCGTTGGTGGTGAGCTTCCTAGCCGTGTTAGACAGCCATACAGCGTCCTCTATAGCCTCGCCCGGTAGCGCAATATCTAAGTACTTTCTCGCCATCTCTTCAAGCCCTCTGTGCCCACTCTCAGGGCTCCAAACAGGCAGAAATTTAGAGGGAGGCACTTCAGACCAAACGGTATCTCTTTGATCTTGTATGAAATCTGGACCCACCTGAAAGTGGGTTAATTCTGTGAAGTAGGTAATTCTATCTAAGTTGTCTATGATGAACTCTTCGTAGTCCGCGGCAAATTCTTCTAGTTCAGTCCTGCCTAAGTCTTGAGTTTTAGGTATTCCTGGGTGAACTAAAATCTCCATGTTTTCTGGAAAGTAGTTCTTTAAAAGGTAAATCTTGGTCTTTGGTAGACCGCGCTTCATCAATCTCCAGTAACTAACGCCCACAGCTCGTGCTCCAGCAGACCCTAAAAGTAGCCTGTTACTTGGGACTTCTGCCCCTAAATAGATAATCTTCATTTACGGGGGTCATCTAAATACATGTCAGCTTGCTTATTCAATTCTGTTTTAATGTCTGACCAACTGCGTCGACCGTCCACTGTGTCTGGGCGATATCTGTGGTCTAAATAGATTGGATCTAGGAATAAAAGTACCCTGAACCCTTGTTCTAATAGTTTAGAGGCTAAATCCGTATTAGAAGTTATTGCGTAATCAATTGGGCCAAGCGAACGGCAGTACTCAGCCTGACGTAGTTCTACGTCATCACCGGGCGCTGGAATGTCGTAATCAACTATGTTATCAATTCGGGCAAGTCTGTTTTCTCGTAGCCAATGCTCTGTTTTTGCTTTGTCTTCGCACAGCAAGATAACTGCATGCTTTTCTTGAATGGTTCTTACAAGACCAAGACCATCTTTAATCGGGGTATTTTTTCTAGACAATACGCCCTCTACGTAAATCAAAACCGCCACAGTTAATGCTCCGTTTTCGTTGTTTTAGTTATTGCGTGTAGCAGCCCGACGAATCAAAGTTGATACATCAGGTAACTCTACCCCATAGGTAGAGGCGGCAAAGTCTTTGTCGGATAAGTCTGCAATTTCTTTTAATTTGCCCAATGCTTGGACTATTCCGGATTCTTTACCGGCTTGCCAACGGTAATTAGCAAAGTCTAAGTACCCAGAACCATCTTCGCTAAACGCGTATTTTCTTCCTTTGTGTATTTCTTCGTAAAGTTCTAATGCTTGTTTAACAGACATACGAAGTGCTCGTTCTGCGTTTATGCGCATTGCCGTGTTGGGAGCATTTGTAATATGAGTTAAAGCGGTTGCGTAACGTGCAATTATGTCTGCTGCTTGGCTTTTATCTTTTTCAATTTTTTTATTCCAAGATGGATCTGTTGGTGCTTCCTCCATTGTTGGTTGTACTAGCCAGTCGTCTGCAATTAACGAATAAGCGGCGTATGGCTTTATCTTTGACAAATCGGTCTGTACGTTAACGTAAAAAGTTAACTCAAACGCGTCCATAAACTTGTCAGTCAAAGGCCACAAATCTGTTCGAAAGCCTTCGTTTAACATGCTTGCAATCTCTTGGTTGCTAAGACCTGTAAATTGTAAGTTAGAACTACGAAACACTTCGTAGTTAATTCCTACCAAACAATCTAAATCTCCTGGAAGCCGTTTTGCTGCCCATTGATGCGACACTCCAGAACCGGCTAGCCAAGCAAACGTCCAAGCGTTTGAGCTTTTGTAAAGGGAATCTAAATAATTAAATAAAACAGTAAGTACGGAACTACGTACGGCTGGGATTAACTTGTTGTTACGAAATAATCGGGGGTCAAGACCAATCTCTGGCTTGCTAAAATAAGATGTATTGGACGGCTCTATGTTTACGGGAACTGCTCGCGCAGATAATGCCTCGTAAAAGTCCATAAGTACAGTCTAAACTATTCGTATTGAATATGGGTGTGTATCTCTCCACCAGAATAAATATCATGTTTGCAAGCAATTTCTATTGCTTTGCGTATTAATTTTTCTACGCCTTCTGGGGACTTGGCTTTTCTGTAGTCGAGCGCTTCCAGTGCTCCCAAGGCAACGTCTCCTCCGCTACCAGAGTAATAAATGCCCCGCTCTTCTCGATCCCACGAGTAGTCGTTGAACACTGGGTAAATAACTCCGCGTATTGAAACTATTAAATTAGAGTCTTGCCAAGCTGCGTCCCCATCATCTTTTGCGTCGTAACCAGCTGCAATAAAAGCTTTACGCATTGACGGAATAAATTTTTTAGTCATAAATACATCAAGGTCTTCATTGACACGTGGCTTAGGAGGTTTCCAACCAAACTGTGTAATGTTTCCACCACGTGAAGCGCCAGAGACTGCAAGTAAAACACCGTTGTTGTCTACAATTTTAGAGGTAGCAAGTTCCATAAAGCGGCCGTCTTCATCAGATGCACGACTGTCGCATCCAATTACCGTCCACCCGTCACCCTGAACCGCAACAAGCGTTGTCATAAGGATTCCCTAATGTAGTTACAGAATGTCTCTATTGGATAAAGCATGCCTCACACCAGCGGTTGCTCGCTCGGTGTCTGTCTGATTTTGGGCTGAAATTTTTGCGGCAGTAAAGCGAGCAACGTCATCTTCTGACAAAAAATCATAAATTTCGCGTGATCCAGTCTTTACGTCAGTACGCGTAGCTGGGCGCTCAATCAAAAACGCCGCGGAAACATCGACGGTGGCTTTCCAAGTGCCGTCTTTGCTTTTAATAATTATAAACGCAGTTTCAGCGTCTGCTTTTACTTTTTCTAAAGTATCAACTTCAACCTCTGGAGTTGTTTCTTCTGTCATTTGTATAGTCCTCTTAATTCGTTGCTCTTCATCATGTTAAAACTTTTAACCGGGCAGAAATCGCACAAATAAAATGACGGAAGTTTTTCTTGCGATAGCCCAGCATCACGACGTTCTTGTTTCATCACATCAATTTTAATTAATTTAGCGCCTGATTTGTAATCAGGGCATTGGCCTTCAGGCTTGTTGTGGGCTTGAAAACAGGTCATAGCATCTGCTGAGTAATTATCTTTTGCTGCGTACACGTCTTCGCCAAGACCCTTACCGCCAAGACCTTCAAGTACCTGAGCATGGATCTTTTTGCGACCTGTGTCGCTTATCCACACAGCAAAGTCAACGTCAAAAAGCACACCTAAGTGTGGTTGGGGGCGTTGGTGTTTATCTAAAGCTAAAGCAAGGTATGGGTTATCACCTTGGTTTTTAATTGGGTAGCGCTCATCAACTGGAATTTCTTCCATTGTGGAGCAGTCTTTACATGCCAAAACAAGGATACGATGTTCATCTTTTTTGTTTGCTAACGTAGAAAGGTCAAGTACCATGACCGAATACTACACTACTCTTTAGGGCGGCTTACATCCTTGTTTAGGGATTTACCGCAACCACTTTCACCGCAGGTGTCTTTGTTGGTTGGGGCAGTTTTGACGCAACCAGAGCCAGTGCAAGGAGTCTCTACGCCACGAGGTGTTCCACGTCCAGAAGCCGACTTTACTGCGTGAAAAGCAGCACGTGAGGCTTCCATTTTTCCGCGGTTATTTGTAGCGGATGCTGAAATAAAATCTGATGAATGCTGAGCCATTGCACGCTCGTGAGGAACGTTTGAGTCCATTCCTGGGGTTGGCATGCCTTCTACTTCTTTGCGCCCGCCTGGAACTTGTTTCCTCATTAAATCGTCAGACTCGTTATAAATAACACGGTTTTTGTTAGCACGGCTAGCTCTTGCAGAAACGTCTTTATCTGCCGCTGAATCTGCGGAATCTTTCATCTCTGACATTACTTACCCTTTTTCTTTACAGGGTTGGAGTCAATCTTAACTACGCCACCCTTTTTGATTGTTTGAGGTTCTTTTACAAACGCGCCACTTTTAATGTTTTTAGCGTGTTCTGTTGAAGCGTTGTTAACTGCTGCTTGGCGAGCAGCATTAGGGGTGTCAAAAGTATCCTGCATGTTCTCAGGATCGGAATAACCACTAGTGCGTGCAGGGCTTAAGCCATAATTTTTTTGCGTCTTTGATCCTGGAATTTCAAAACTAGCAGAGGCTTCGTACTTGTCGTTGTAGCCACGGTCTTTTATTTCGTAACTTCCGCCTTTTACTTTACCTTCGTTATCACCTTGGTATTGGAAGTTATCTTCACCTATGTTACGAAGAGTCTTAACGTGGCTAAGTGGAAACTGTCTTTTATTTGGTTCCATAATTAACGGCCTCCATCTTTATCTGTAGTAACTTCATACTTACCGTCTTGTTCAATAATACCTTTTGCGTGAGCCGCACTTTTGGCGCCCATAGGTGTAACTGAGCCAGACCAACTTCCATCTTTTGCTTTAGCGGTGTGGGTAAACTGAGGGCTTTTAGGAAGCATTATTAGCCCAGTGGGTTAACTTTGTTGGCTTCTTCAGAGTTAATAAAACCATAGTTCATATATGGGTGTAGACCTGAACGGTTCTTAACAACTTCCTGATCGCCCATACCTGCTGCGACTGTTGTGTTTGGACGGCGCTTGCGGTATTTACCGTCTGTTGCGCCCTCGTTCATTTCAGCGTTCTGTGAACGCGCTACTCGTACTGTCATATCATTCGGCCTTTCACTAGTTTGGTACTCTTCCGACGTTTGCAGTTAGGGCATAGTCCGGTTGAATGCATTGCTTCTACTGGGTTCATTGCTAAACCACACTCAGTACATGGCTTAGAGCCGTTGTAATAAGTCTTTTTTAAATTTTGTTGTGTTTCCAACGACAAGTCTATAGCACCAGCCATGCCGTCACCTGTGGAATCTGTCAATAATCCTGGGTCTTTAACCATGTTTTTTAGTATCTATCTGAATCTGGCTCTTGCATGTACTCAATTTCGCCGCCATCTTCCCTAAACCCGGGCTTTTTAGACCCGTGTGTATTTTTTACTATACCTCTAGCGGCAAGTCGGTTAACAACTGGGTCATCACTGTAATCTTGACCTTCATCAAAATCTTTTTTATTGCGTCCCATTACACGGCTCCTAACGTATTTCTGCTGGTTGACTCAGTAGTAGTAGCCTCACCAGAAAAGTCTGTTCTAGTGGCGCTTCGACCAGTTAGCTCAATAATATCTTCGATTCCGTATTCTTTTCGGGTGTAACCATACTTATCTGGAAACATCTCAATCTGAGGCAAACTTGGGCGAACGTACAATTGAATCTCTTCTGAAGTCATTGTGTAGGCTGCCATAGCCTGCTTAATTAAACGCTCGCGGTTGCTACCAAAAGGCCCAATGTAATCCTGTGGTGGTTGGTCATTCCACGGTTTACGGCTGTATACGCCGTCTCCAAAACGTCCTGCCATTATCGATACCTTGGTTTCATAGGTGCCCATTGTTCTGCACGGCGTTTGTTAATCTGACCGGGTGAATCACTTTTAACTGTAGGACCTGCTTTACCATCATTAGGTAGATGTGGAGCTGGAACTAGTTGAATATTATCTGCGTTTTTTTTAGTAAGCGTTGTGCTACCTACTTTAACGCCGCGCATTTGTCTTTTAATCCCACGATCTGCTTCTAGTCCAGATGGATAGTAATAATCGCTTGGATCAATACGTTCTCCACGGTGAACACCGCGTTGGTAAGACCGTTGTCCAATACGGTTTTTAATTCCGTTTAAAACTTTGTCTGATGTACTAGATGGGCGACCGCGATCATCGCGTCGTGAACGAATTGTTCCTAAGTAACCATCTGGATATTCTGCGGACGGTTGACGTCCAGTACCCATACGTGACTCATCCATCTCAGAACGAGCAACGGGGACGCCACCTCCACCATATGTGGTGTTGGTGCCATACATACCGCCAGCGCCAAGATTTTGTATGTTCTGATGCAGATTAGGCATGACTACATTATAGGCTAGCGAAACCCGCCAAGTACTACTAACTCGCGTCGTGCATCAAAACCTTCTCCAACAACCAATGAAGTAATTCCTGGGTAGGATTCAAGTCCTGACTTATCTCTAAACCAACCTGAGCCGTTATCCATAGCAGGGTTTTGGATGAATAAACGCTTTCCAACGCTTCGTACATCGTAGTGGTGCAGGTGTCCTACGTTAAGAATATCGGCGTTTGCTACCGAACAACGACCCATTACTTGACCAGACCACCATTTGACCATATCTCGCCCTTGGTGACCGTGTGCCATTCCGTAAAGCGTTCCACTTAAGTTAACGGCTAAGGTGCTGTCATCTTTGGCTGGGTAACGAAACTCAACACGATCTTTAAGAAAATCATTTTCTAAACAAGCGTCTTCAACTGCACGAACAATCTCAATCTGCCATGAATCTTCTGGGCGACTTACAAGGAACCGCTGTACTTCATCGTGGTTTCCGGGCACTACTGGAACAATAATCTTTGTAGCGTAAGGTGACATTGCTTTAATTTGAGCCATCAAAATGCGACGACCAACCTGCACTTGCTGAGCAACGCCAATATCGTGGCGACCCATTACTTTACCTTTTTGGCTAGTCATACCTTCAATGCAGTCACCTAACTGTGGCAATGCAATTTGGCTAATTTTATATTTTTTTTGCAAAAACTTATGTTGATCAACCGCTTCGTTAAATGAACGAAGTACTCGATCAACGATAGCTGGAGTGTCATCTTTACCATACTGAGTGTCGCCTATGCTGTACACAGCAGTCAAGTCGCCCTCAAAATCAATAGAACTTTTTGGTTTCCAATTGGTTATTGATGCAATAAGTTTTTCTGCATCATAATCTTTTTCTAAACTTGACCTAACTGGTACCACGTTTACACGAAATGATTCTAACCATTCTCCGTCGTAGCGTTGCCAACGTGAACGGCGGTGGGAAATAACCGCCCACTCTGCTGGATCTAAGTTTGCTTCTCTTAAAATTTCTTCTGCGCCTGGTGTGTTGCCATCAGGTCTTGGTGTTGATACTACAAATCCGCCGTCGGTTCCAATTTCAGAACGTGGTCGCCATGCGTCTGGGATGTCTTTCGTAATGTTGTCAGAGCCTTCAATACCTGCTTTTACAAATTCGTTAAATTCATCTTTTAGAGCCACATGAGCACCATTTATTTCTGTGATGTTTAAATGAAGTTAGGCCAGGAAACATATCAGCATTTGCTGATAAAAACCTATGTAAACTTGCTGTTGACGCGTTATCGTTTAGTAACAACTCATTAAAATCTTGTAAAAATGCTTCGTCTTTTGTTGATAAAAACTTAGCAACAGAACAGTACCCCCTAGCGTTTGGTGGGGTTTTTTCCATACCCATATTTAATCACACTCGTGTAATTAACACAAAACGATGAGATGAAAAAGCCCCCCTTTTGCGGTAGAGGGCAAACCGCCTAATTTATAATTAGGATTGAGTGTCTATACCAGCTCTGAAGTTTGGAGCCGTACGCTTAACAGCGGCTTGGAACAAGCGACCATTTCCTTGCGTTTCTCCGGCTTCTGCTGACTTGTACGCAGGCATGTGTGCCTTAATACCACCGTATGTTGCAGCGCCAGTGGCGGTTACAAATTTACGGGAAGGCTTTGCCTGTACGTAAGGATCGGTTCCGCCTTTAGCGTTACCTACCTTCTTCATTAACTTGCCCACTTTAGGTGTAGTAACACGTGGATGTGCTCCAGTGTGGTTTCCACCATCAGTTGATGATGGGGCAATTGGGTTTGAGTTCTTTGTTGAATCTGGTTTCATTGTATGTCCTTCGGCCAAAGGTTGGAAAAATTAAATGTATCAGTATTAATTGGTTTTTACTTCGAATACGATGGCAGAAATCTGTCCATCGTGGCTTTCAATAGTTGAAAACCCAGGGACGCAGATTAAATCAATGCCTCGTGGGGCTGTGTAGCCTCTAGCGATAGCAATTGCCTTTACTGCTTGGTTTACTGCTCCTGCGCCAATAGCTCTGATCTTGCAACCACGTGTTTCATAAACACTGTGGGCAATAGCAGATGCTACTGATTGCGGGTTGGATCCAGCGCTTACGCGAAGGATATGTTCTTCTGTAGTCATTTAGTGCACCTCGGGGTTACGTGTAGTGGCTCTCCCTACATAAATTATGAGGCTAAATAGGTCAGGTGTAAGGCTAAATCTGGTTGTCTATTGGGGTGGGAGCCGTAGCCTTTGTGCCACATAGATAGCACTCCATATCAAGCATGTACAGCGATATCTCCCCATCTTCAAACATTGCCTTTACATTCCACAAAGTAGATCCGCAAACACAGACTTCTAAAGGCCTGTCTTTATCTCTTAAATCAAACATTAAAACCACTTATCCTTAAAATCATCTATAAGTTTGCGGTTTTTCTCTATTTCTTGTTCAATTAAAAGTTGTTCTTCTTCAGACATTTGGCTTTTGTTTTTTTCGTAAAACTCTAAACCTACTCGAAAGTTTTTTTCAAACATGGTTATTTGAGCATTCCTGCGTTGTTTAACAAACTCTTCTGCTTCGGCTTTGCGTGCTGCTCTTTTATCCTGTGTTTTACTCATTGACCGCCCTACCTTCCACCTTTAAGCTGAATAGAAAAGTTTGAAAACTTACGTACAGACTCTTTGCCGCAAGAACAAAGCACTGCTCGTTCCGGACAGTCAGCAATTGGAAAGAAGTGCTCTGAGTCCTCTTTACAATGAGGGCACTTATACTCATAAGTAGGCATTATTTTTCTCGATTTTCTGCGGTTTGCAGTTTTTTATATATTTCTTTTTCATACGCCATGTTACCTTTTCCTGAAACAATGTGCGCTAAACCGTATGAGTCTGCTGCGTTATCGTCTGGAAACTCAACTCCCCATTTTTTATACACCTGAAGTAACATTTGATTTTTTTGAACACCGTTACCGCGACCAGTTACGTATTTTTTTAAACTTGTTGGGGGTACGAGCATAGGGTCTTTTCCGTTGCCTATTTTTGCGATGCTGTGCAAAGTTAGTTTTACAACACCACCTAATTCGCCTAACTTGTTAGCCATAATAGATCCGTAAGCGTAACCCTCCATAGCAACGTCTTGAACAAAACAACACTCTGTTGCTTTGTACAGAGTTTCTTGTAAGTGAGCCTGAACCTCTTCTAAACGTTGCCCACCAGCGGAATCAAACTTTGCAACAGTTGTTTCGTACGAGCCATCTTCTCCAAGAACGGTTATAGCAAATCCACTATACGACTGGTCTATTCCTACCCAACAGTTAGTTTTGTAAGTTACGCCTTCACCAAAAGTTTTAAGTCTCATGTAAACATCCGATTGCCACGAGTAGCTTGGTTTGATCCTGATGTACGTCTTGTTAACTCTCGGCTTACTAACTGAGTGCTTCTATCAATGTTGTTAACCAGTACTTCAATTAATTTGCGGTAAGCGTATTTTGCAGATAAACCTTCACGAAGGTATGTGATGTCTGGGTCTGAAGCCATTCGTGCTTTAATGAGGGTGACGGTATCTTTTTTGTTTTCTTCATACGAAAGTATGTATTTCTTGCTTTCGGCTAAATCTAAGTCTTGTTCTGCATTTTTTTCGTCTATTACAGAGCATGCGTATTGAGCGGATAAAAAGTTTGCGTAAGCAGTTAACTTACTAAACAACTGCATTAAACCTTCATCGTCTAATTCAGTAATATCTTCTGGTACTTCAGGTAGCTTTAATTCCATTTTTGTTTGAAATTGAAACCCCTGCGTTTGTAAAGACTCAATTACCGTTTGACTGGTACCAGCATTAATTGCTAGTTGGCTCACCGTTGTTCTCCTCTATGTAATGGCTGCATTTTTTACACCCTGCCACACCATTAATATTACAGATGGGTGGGGTACCCTTGTCAACTGCTGCAATTATATTAGCGGCAGCCTCAAACAAATCTGATACTCCAAAATCACTTTTTCTAACTACAAACTCTTTAATTTCGTGAAGCCCCTTAGCCTCGTAAATAAGAATGGCTTCTTGGGGATGATCCGGTAACTGCATAAATTCCATTAATTTCATATAAATTTGAGCTTGCATAATATGCTCAAGAAAAGGCGCTTTTATGCTTTCCCACATTTTTTTAAAATCATTATCGTTATCGTAAGCAAGTTCTGGGGCGTACCAACGAATGCTGCCCTCTCCAATAGTTTTAATTTCAAGGAGCATCGGCCCATCAAAACCCACAAGCCACCCATCCGCTTTGCCTGAAATACGCAAGGGCTCATGCATAACTGGAACTTCGTTATATTTAGTATGGCAATCGTCTTGTGCGTGGTCGCTGTTTAACCCAAACCATTCTAAGTTATGGGTGTGGCAGTACCAAAGACCTTTAATCTGATCCATCTCTTTAAACCAAGACTGCCACAAATCATGCGCAGCGTGACCAGTTCCAAATATTAACGCTTTACGAAGACTCATAACTTCTGGTTTTGGGAGTTCTCCTTTTAACCAAAAGTACTGGGCTCTATGGCACCAGCTTGATGAAGCCATTTCCGATGGGTGAATAACGGTTGTTGATCTATTGTCTTTTGGTTTAGAAATAATGTGTCGCTCTACCGCCCCAATAACTCTGGTGCTCTTGTCAGTTTTTAAAAATGCTTTCAATGCACCAGTTGGTTTCACTTTTTGCGTACCCATTCCTCTAATGTTTTTCCGTGTTTAGCCGCTTTACGCTTTAGAGCATTTCGCTCACGATGCGATAGACCGCCCCATATTCCATGTTGTTCATCGTTTTGTTCAGAGTAGAGCAAACACTCTAACCTCACGGGACATTCTGCCTTACCATCTTTGCCAAAGCAAACTGACTTTGCTTGGTCGGCAATTGTTTTGTATTTGTTTTTGTCTCTAGGCGGGAACCAATAATCGGTCGCTGGACTGTCGCACATACCTCGGCATTTTGCTTGGTATCGCCACTTCTCTACACCTTCGTCTTCGTACAAGAGCACTCCTGAAGTTTTTGGCGCTGCTCTAGAAAATCGTCCTCTAACTGCATTATGTAATCTTCACCATTAAGATGAAAGCCGAGGACAGGCATACGACCGTCAAGAATTGCTTCTGTGACAATCTTTTCTAGAACCGCGGCCTTGATGGTCACGGATGCTTTGCCAGTCCACTTATGCTCTACAAGCAAATCTTTGGATCTAACATCGCCTTTGCGACTCCAAAATGCTCCGCTGGCAGCAGTGCGCTGACCATCAATAGCTTTTGCAAGTCTATCCTCATGCTTCCTTGACTCTTTTTGTCCTTTACTCTTCGTCATCTTCTGGTTCTACAACGTACTTAGAGCCAGCCTTAACGGTTTCGAGAACATCCTTCTCCAAGGTTTCACGCAAGTCGATCTCTTCTTTAATAGAAGTAACCATAGCATCTGCGCCTTGCCATTGCCTTTGCTCTCCGTTAAACGTGTAACGGTAATAGGCACCGGCTCGAATAATAACCTTGTTAATAATGCCTAAAGCAACAATTTCTTTAGCAAAATCAAACTCTCCAGCTGGGACAGTGCCTCCATCAGAAAAGTAAAAGTCTAAGTAAGCAACCTGTGAGGGTGGGGCAGACTTGTTCTTAAGGGTTCTGGCTTTGATAGTCTGTCCTACACGACGCTTAGACTCACCTGTGCCTACTTCAATCCAGTCATCGCGTTTAATCTCAACTCGGGTAAAGAAAGCGTAGTTCTTGCCTTTTCCACCGGGCGTTGTACGAGGATCGCCATACATAACTCCTACTTTGTCACGCCACTGATTAATCATAAGACCAATAAATGGGCGCTCTTCTTCAATAAGACTTCTCTTAGATGCTTTGCCAACCTTACGAAAAAACTTGTTGGTCATAAGCGCTCCACGACCTACTGTGAATTCTTCCATTTCTTTTTGGTCTTCTGCACTAGGTACGAGAGCAGGAAGGGAGTCAATAACAATGCAATCGACAGCCTTGCTTTCAATGATTTGAATAACCGCTTCATACACTTCCTCCATAATATTTGACTCAATAATAAACAAACGTGACACATCTACTCCGCAAAGTTCTGCGTATGAAGGTACCCATTGTTCAGCAGCAACCCACACAGCCGTCCAATCTGGGTTTTTTTGTTGATTAGCAGAAATGGTTTTAAAAGCAATAGCAGTCTTACCGTTAGATTCTTCTCCAACAATTTCATGCCATTGGTTAATAGGCCACCCACCGCCAAGGGCAACATCAAGTGCTAATGACCCTGTTGTAAAACGTTCAGATAAATCTCTGATGTCAGAGCCAATAACAATAGTGTCTTGACCAAACTTTTTATTTAGTTTTGCTACAACTTTTAACAGATCCGAATTGAGTGCCACTTTAATCATTACCCTAACTTTCCAATAATTGTTGTTGGGTTCCATCCGCCAGTTGCAACTTGAATTGCGGCTTGAGGTGGACCTGAAGCTTGTGGACCACCAGAAATACCTTTACCCATACCGCTACCACTTTGAACAATTGGGTAACCGCAGTCATAACAACGTGCTCTTGTTCCTTCAATTGATCCGTAGTTTCCGCTACCGCAACCTGGACAACGTGATGCGTTTGCTGATGCTGTAGGTCTAACACCTTGTCGTTGAAACGATGGTGCAACGCTTGGTGGAGCCGAAGACATCGGAATTTGCGAAGGTGCGATTGGCATTTCTTGACGCGTACTTGGGGTTTGCGGTTGACCTATTTTGTTTGCCCACCAATTGCTACTCATACGATATGTCTCCTTCTGTTGTGTCTGTGCTGATAATACCCAATTCTAAGCCAGATGCAAAAGCGGATAAAAGGGCCGAATGACTTACTTGTCTGTATAGCTCTTCAATATGGGTTCTTTCAACGCTTAAGTCGTCTGCTTCCAATTGATTGCTAGTTATGTAGTGATCAAATTGTAAAGCAGCAATACTTCTTGCATTAATCTCTGTAATAGTTTCTATAAAAGGCATTAAAGGCATAACTTTAAGTAAACGTTGGTCGCTGTCTTCTTCTTCTTTTTCGTCCCCTTCAACGCTAACTGGAAGCATTCCAATTAATGTAGATAATTTATTGGGGTCTTCTAAACCAGCGTCATAAAAGTACCAGCGAGCAATTACAGCCATTGGGATATCAACAGGAAACTGCCCTGATACAGGCTCTTTCTTTTTCCAAAACTTACGCATTATTTTGCCTCTCCCCAACGTTCTACAACTGTAATGTCAGCAATTAAAGGAATGTCTAATAAATGAATATCTTCCATTGCGGTTCTAATTGCAAACTGTGTTTCCTCAACCAAATGGTCTGGAGTAAGGGTCACCAATTCATCGTGAACTGTAAGGATTAGTTTAGCCTCTTTTGGAATAAGTGCGTGTGCTCGAACCATAGCTAGCTTAATGATGTCAGCAGCAGAGCCCTGGATCTTGGTGTTAAAGGCTTGGCGTTCTGCGCCAGCCCTGTCAGATTTATCAGAGGAGTTCATCTTTGGTAAATACCGGCGCCTTCCTAAAATAGTTGTCACATAAGGAATAGGCTTTTCTTTGTTTCCTAATTTTTTAGTCGAAACTAAGACTTTAAACTTATAAGAGTTAATGGAAGGAAATCTGTCGGAAAAACGTTCTAACAGGTCTTTAGCCTCTTGTTTAGTACAACCAATGGAACGAGCAATCTTTTCGGGCCCAACACCATAAGACATAGCAAGAACAAGAACTTTTCCAGCCTTGCGGTCTACGCCCATCTCGTTTCCTACGGTTGTATATATATCTCCATTGTTCGTGTAGTTTTCAAGCATAATAGGATCTTTGGAAAAAGACGCAATAACTCTTGGCTCAATCTGTGAATAGTCAGCAACTACAAATTTATGACCTTCGGGAGCCCTAAACAAATTACGAATAGCCTTGCCGTGAGCGGTGTGTGTCGCGGGAACGTTTTGCAAATTAGGGTTACGACTAGAAAAACGACCAGTTTCGGCGCCGTGTTGAATAAAATCACAGTGAATACGACCAGAAATTAACAGACTATCCTTGTGCTCTACCCGTACTTTTCCAGCATTTGTTCGAGTTACTTCTCCGCCTAGGTAAGGAACTACGTAAGTAGTATGAAGTTTGTTTAAGTCTGTGTATGTTAACAACGCGTCAACTAAAGGGTCTTGACCTCTATACGCCTCAAGAGCCTCAGCTGATACAGAGTCTCCGCCTTTTGCCGTAATAATCTTAGGCTTAAGACCGCGACCGCCTTGTGATTTAGAGCCATACAAAATATTTTGTTTATCGGAGTTTGAGTTGATATTAAACTGTTGCCCAGCAACTTTAAATATCTCTGCCTTTGCTGTTTCAATATCTTCTTTTAGTCGGGCATCTAACGCCTCTAAAGCAACCATATCAATGGGTGCTCCAGTTAATTTCATATCGCAAAGAACTTTAAGAACATCCATCTCTAATTTCATAACCCCTGTTACTTGACTATCTTCAAGTTTTTTAACAAGGATCTTCCATAAAAGAAAAGTGTATTTAGCGTCTAGATAAGCGTACTTAGCCACCTCATTAAACGAATAAACCTCAACTTGAGCGCCTACGCCCTTTTCCATTACAAACCCAATCTCTCGTTTAAGACAATCGGCTAAACCACACTTATTCTTGTTTCGGTTGTCGTACAAAAAAGAAGCAACCATAGTGTCAAAATACGGACCTATTGGGTAGTTGTTGCCGTAGTACTTAGCAACGGAGGTGAGATCAAAAACTAAATTGTGACCAATTTTTAAAATTGTTTCACTAAACATAAGAGGTTTAAGGGAAGAAAAAACCTCTGCTGGAAATAATTGTAAGGGCGCATCAGTAAAAATTTTAGTAGATTTTTTAGCATCACGTGAGTAGTCACTTGGTCTAGCGGGTAACCCTTGCTCTACGCGTTTTTCTCCTTGCCCGGTAAGTGGGTATAAAACGTCTACTAACTCACCATTAGGATGACCCATGGGAATAACATCGCAACGACCATGAGTAGCAAAAGTAATCCAGAGAACTTCATTAACAGGAGTATCACCTCTACGGTCTCCGACCGTCTCAACGTCAAAAGCAAACGAATCTTGTTCAAGGTAGTAGGCAACCATTTCATCTAGTTGATCGTTAGTAACAATAATATTCATAGCGTCCCCTAAAAGCTAGAAAGCGCTGGGGGGGATCATCCAGCGCCTCCTAGACATCTGTTAGTTAAATAAGGCCCTTTGCAACTTCAAGTAGTGCGGCGTAGCTATCCTCACGAATAGCATCACGTTCGAACGGTTTAAAGTCAGCAATTGCTGCCTCTACCTCTTCAGGGTTTAAACCCCAGTCTTCTTGAAGATCGCGTGCCTTAACTGCCATTAAGTTATATACAGTTTGCTGTTTAATACCAGTACGGCTCAATGCCCAATAACTCTTGGTAAGAGGACCTTGTGGTGAAAATTCAGCAGCGTGCAGTGTCTTGTAAAGACGTGGAGTCGCGATAAGAATTTGTCGTTGGTACGGCTTAACAGTCAGGCTCACAATAGAAAAAGCACGCTTAACTTCAGGCTTGCTACCTAGTAGTGAAGCTAGCGGGTCTTCTGGACCGCTACCGTCCCAAATGTAAGAGCGTCGACCTTCAGTCTTTTCCTTAAGAAAATGCTGACGGTAATTAGCAAATGGACCAGCAGTATCGATAAAACGAATTAGCTGGAATGATTCAGAGTGCTTGTACTCCGTTGGAAATTCTGTTGGAGTTGTAACGAGTTGTTCAGCAGCATCCCATCCTGATTGGACGGCAGTTGATGTTGTTGTTTGAGTTGGACGATCTTCCACTGAGAAAGACTCGTCGATTGCTTGTCCGTATGTCGATGCATCCGGTGTTGATGTGTTTACGCCCATGGGCGGTATTCTCCTTTTCGCAGTTGTTTGCAGTTTGTTAAGCAGTTTCCTCGGCTAAAGATTTCTCCCAAGCTTCGGCTATTTCGTCAGTGACCTTGCGGTACTTCTCCCAGTTTATACGCTTCACGTGTAAAACGCCAAACTTAGTAAATATTGCTACCGCTGATTCGATCATTGATTTGCTGTACAAGCGCCTACCTTGTCGTTCCTCACCGTTTTTGTCAACCGTAGTTGGCAAACGGTAAGGAGATGTTGGCAAGTGCCCTTCGCTCATCCATAGTTTTAAAGTAATAACTGGGCGACCTAACGCTTTTGCTATTGCACCTATAGTGAACAAATCTAGTTCTTTTCCGTTAGGCATAACAGTTGGTCGAGGATGTGAATCCCACTCAACTTGCTTAACTTCTTTTACTTTTTCTTCACGACGTTTGCGTTTACTACCTGGATAAGTAATATCTGCAAAAGTTTGCTCAATAAAATCTTCTGTCATAGTAGGAACGCGTAAGATACCTTTGCTGGGAACATTGCATCAATATCTTCTTCTGATAATTGACCTTTGTAAAACGCAGCCATAATTGCATCTTCGCTAACGGTTGGAACCATAACAATGCAATCGTCTTTAATACCACGCTCTTCCAGCAATTTATCTGCTGTTTCCATGTTAAGTGATTTAGAAACTCGACGTTGGTTTGTAACAGTAATATTTTCGTCAAGTTCTAGTGTGATGTGCCCGCGACCGTCTACTTCACCAAGCTCTTGTACGGCTTCGTTAAGACGCTTTTTAATTTCGGATTGGCGGTCGGTTAAAAACTTAATTTGATCTTTAAGATCAATATATTGTTTTGCCTCATTGGTAAGGCTTTTTTTGTCTGACATTTAGTCCCCTTAGTTTGTAGTGAGAAACTACACCTTACAGGGGGGCACTGACAAATCGAGGAAGACGCGCCGATTACTCGGGTTTTAAATAATCCTCAAGAGCAGCGATAATGATGCTGGTAACGGTGACCCCTTGAGAGGCAGCACGCTTTTGAACGGGTAACCAGAGGTCATCAGGTACTCGGATCGTGCGTGTTGGGGTCTTCGGTGCGTTAGGCATCCATCTAGTTTACACGGATTTAAGCATCAAGAACTGGTTTAGGCTCTTTAGGCTGAAATCTATACCGCCAGCCTCATTTATGCCCTCACCGTCGATTACGGCGCTTGCTACGGCGTTTTTATGCTGAAGCATTTCGTGTTGTCGAATTTCAATAGACCCTTCAATTAAAAAGTCTTGGATGACTATAGAAGGCCATTTTGAGGAGGCTCGCATGATTCTTCCGTTGCGTTGAGTAGCCCCACCGCTACTCCAAGGCAAATCGTAATTAACAAGAAGGTTAGCCGCAGGAAGGTCGACTCCGTATCCACCAGCATCAGAGCTAACGAGGACACGCACAGCAGGGTCAGTGTTAAGCGCAATCTTATTTCGTTCTTTGGTTTTAGCATCTAATCTCCCAGTATAAGTTCTGCATCCATACTGTGCCAGCGCTTCGGCTAACTTATCTGTCATATCTACGTATGTAGCAAATATAACAACTTTGTTTGCTTCGTCTTGATCTAAGAATTCTTTTACGTACTGCAACAACGCGGTTAGTTTAGCGGAGTTATCTACTCCATCTAAATAACCAGCCTCAACTAACTCGTTAGCGTATGCAGATCCTTCTCCTACAACGGTTTTGTATTTTAATGCGCTGGTGCGTAGTAAGTCTGGGTGAGAACAAAGCATCTTTAAACATCCAACTTTAGACATAATTTTTCCGCGCCATTCGTTTTCTTCATAACTACCCGTGCCGTTTTGAACTCCGTAGTGAGCAAACACGTTGAAGTTAGCGCCAAACAACACAGCTGCTTCCGCTAAATCGTTTAATAAGTCTTTTCTAATTCTTTCGTAAAGTCTAGCGCTTCGCCGATCGAGCGTGATAAATAACGGCTCATTATGTATGGAATCTGGTAAGTGCGGCGCAACATCAGGATCTTTTTGCGACTTTCTAACACTTGATTCTTTAAGGCGCTCATGTAAAGTAGGCAAATTGCGATAACGCTGAACTCCACCCCAATTATTACGAACAATAAATGCTGAGTCAAAAATATCAAACCTTCCTAGTACGGAGTCATCTACAAACTGCATAATGCTAAACAACTCTTCTGGTTTTCCATTTTCTATGGGAGTTCCTGTTAAAGCAAATTTAAACGGAGCGTTAGCCATACGTTTAACGGCTTTAGATCGTTTGGATTTAAACGATTTAATAGCCGTGGCTTCATCGCAAACAATAAAACCTCTGGGTAGTTTTTTTACTAAATCCCAGTCATTAACAATTTGCTCGTAGTTCATAATTACGTAGTCAACGCCTGACTTGCGCCAATCGTAGGCTTCTTGATATTGCTTAAGACGTTGTTTTGGTGTGCCATCTATTACTAAAGACTTTGAGGTTCCTTCAGTAAACTTGTCAATCTGGTTAGCCCATTGGTACTTAAGGCTAGAAAGACAGATAACCATCCCAGGCTCCAGGATTGAACCGCTATCCATTAGCTGTTCGAGCGCTGCAATTGTTAATACTGTTTTTCCGAGCCCCAAATCATATGCCACTAAAACCTTATGGCGGTCAATCATTTTTTCAACAGCCTCTGGTTGATACGGTAGTAGCGTCCCTTTAAACGTCATAGTGGTATGTCGTTCACCTTATCTTTAGACCAATGGATATAAGACCTAACATACACAACGGCATACGCTAGAGCGCTAAATATAAATCCGTATTGACGGGTAGTCAAAGCGTAGGTTATCCAAAGAATTTCGTTAAATAAAAGAACGTGCCAACCCCAAATAGTTTTGCGACCAACAAAGTAAATTCCGGCTACACCGATTACGGCTAGTAGCCACGACCAATACTGCATCACTTGTAGGCTCTCATTCTTGTATTAATTAGTACTTCTAAATCTTCTACACTTCCGTTATTAACAAATATTTGATCAACTTTGTACCCATCAAGTTCTGTTTCTGAAACATGTTCGTTTACAGCGGTATTCCCAAGACGTTTAATACGCCAAATTTGACCTTTAAAAGTTTGAATCCACTCAGCTTCGTTTTCAAACCTAACATCTGAAACAACAACTTTATCTTGTGGGGCTACATCAGAAAGGGATTCGTAGATCCAAAACGAATCTCCAAAAATCTTTCTTGCTCCAATACCAAGGTCTTGAAGTAGTCTTCGTATTTCTGGGTAATCAACTTTTGCTTTGTCCCAACCATAAGAATCTACAATGTCTTGTAAACGGTAGTTAATAACGCTGGTCCCATAACCTTTTGAAATTAATGGGTCGGTTTCGTACAAAAGATTTTTAATAGGGTCAGCAAAAGCAACTCTTTTGTAGCCGTGTTTTTCAACAAGAATATTGGCAACAGTGTCTTTTCCAGATTGGGCGTACCCACTTAATCCAATAATCATTTATTCCCCCTAGCAATTTCTGCACATTCATACGCTGCCTTTTGCATAGTTTTCTCTTGAGTCTTTGCATAAGCCTCTATATCTTTGGCTATCTCCTCGCGCAACTCTTTCTCAAATTGTATGATTTCGATGTCAATCATTCCCCACCTCCTTTAGTGCGCTAAGGTTCCGAAAACTTAACACTCCTTGTGTTAGGTTTTTCATTCCCCCACCTCGGTCTTTGCTGGATAATGCACAACGGTTGGTTTTAAGTAGGTTCCCAATTGATAATTCAGACTTTCTTCTTTTGGATAATCACATACTGGATAATTCAACGCAAGACTCCACTTTTTCTTGAGTTTTTTGTTACGAGTAGCAAAGTAGACATAGCGATGTTTTGCAGTACGGATTTGCCTTAGGTCTGATTCTTTATTTCCGTGTCTTGAGTGCCCACCTGGATTATGAAACTCTAAACGCTCTTTTGTTTTGCCTGTATAAACAAAATTAGTTGCCTGATAGATGTAGCCATTGTGGTTGGCACCCGAGTCAGCGTAAGAAACGACTATCAAATCTTTGTCCCAAGATAATCTACGAAGTGTAGCGGCTATAAAACTAGATAATGGCTCCGTCAAATCATCTTCTCGGCATAAGCGATTGAGTTCGTAAACATTTGTTGAGTTTTCTTTACCACAAATCCCATCACACAAAGAACTGTTAACGGGTTTACCATAAGTCACTACTGCCTTTAATTCTTCATCTATTACCCAACCAAAAGCCCAAGAAATCGGTGGCTTTCTACCTGAATAGTGTCTAGGGAGTAGAAAATCTATCGCTTCTTGAT